CAAGACTGTGAATGGTGCCAATGAGAATTTCAGATAACACGGCAATTTCTATGCCGATGAGAAACCTTTTGGCTATCGTCGGGGCCGTTGCTATTGGCGTGTACGCTTTTTTTGGCGTCATTGAAAGATTAAATAAACTAGAAACTAGTGGAACCCTTTTAGAAAAAGATTTAGAGCAAGTAACTAAGACACTTAGTGGTGATATTGAAAAGAATAATGAGTTTAGAATCAAGTGGCCTCGAGGAGAACTTGGAAGTTTGCCAGCCGACTCAGAACAGTTCATGTTAATTGAACATATGGCTGGACAGATAGAAAAAATACAAGTAGCTATTGAAGAAGGCATGCACAATAAAGTTAATATCGAGTTCTTACAAAAACAATTAGAAAAACTACAAAACACAGTTGAGAAAATCCAAGAAGAACATCGAAGATTTAAAGTGGAAAATGGAAATTACAAATGATCGAAACAGTATTTGCACTACTCATGTTCATCGATCATGAAATTAAAGAACATCGAATCCAGGACTCTCTAAGCACATGTTTAAAACATAAACGTGTCGCTGAAAGAAGTGTATCTCACAATGTATTATATAAATGTATTAAATCACAAGCAGAAATAGAAACAAACATTGATGGTACAAAAACTATTAAGAAACTGATATTAGAATAATATATGGACTTAAAAGATAAAATTGTTGGTTTAGCGTTAGCTTGTTTAATTGCTCTTATTGGTTGGCAGTTACATCAAACATGGGATTTAAAAGAAGAAGTTATTAAACTTCAACAAGGTCAAATAGTTTTAGCAGATCAAATTAAAAAGAATACAAACTTTATTAAGCGTAACTTTAGAAAAGCACAAAAGAAGAAGAATAAAAAAAAGAAGAAACAAGAGAATGAGCAATGAAGTATTTAATTATTGTGTTGTTATTAGTGGGTTGTGTAGGGTTTAATAATTGTAATGGTATTAAACATGTTATACAAATTACCGAACCCACCGATCATACAGAGGGCGATGACGGAGGTAAGATTCAGTATAAAATAATCTTTGGAGATACTAACCAAAAAGAATGAGCAACTTTCCTTGGGATATACAATTAATAGGTATGTTTATTTTTATTACTTTATTTTTAACTTTAACATTGATATTTACATAATGACAGAAAGGAGAAAATATGTTTAAACTAGATTTAGATATTCCCACTTATGCAGAATGGAAAGCGTATGTGGACAAGTTAGTTAAAGATCAACCTGAACAAGCTAAAAAATACCAAGAGCAAGTTCTTACGTTTTGGAAAGATTTTTTTAACGATATTTGGATTCATACTCCAAGCGGCAAATAGAAAAATCATTATAAAATGGCGACTTTGAAATTAATCATGGCCTTATTAATAGGCATGGTTATTGGTACTACTATTGGGTTTTGTATTTATCATTATTTTTTTATGGATAAGTTTAGCTGTTGTGGTGTATATGGTTAGGTATGAATAATTGTAAAAAATGTAATCATATTTGTCATTGTGGATTAAGTGCTGGATGTCAATGTGATTGTGTGTCTTGTGATTGTGAAAAAAGCCAAGCACAGGATTTAAGTTATGAAAATAATGGTGTGGTTGTTGATAGCACACAAGATTGTGAAGGATGCGAATGAAAAAAATATGTTTAATATTAGCTTTGCTCTTTGCTGTAAGTGCCTGTTCAGTAGGTAAGAAATGTACTTATACGCAAGATGGAACAAAGTTAAGTAGCTGGTTTTGGTTTTATAAAGATAAACCAATAGACCTAGACAAAAATAACTGTAATTAAAATTAAAGGTTTTATGGTAAGTGGCAATGAGATTCCGAACATTAAAGCTTCTACGAAGAAGAAGAAAGATAAGACAAAGAGTGGAGAGATTAGAACGATGGATTAGATACTTCATCATCTTTTTATTCTTTTGTTTGTTCTTATTAACTCGCCAGGACAACATTGGATAATCAGATTTATGAAATACGTTCTTCTCTTTCAAATATGTAGCTTATTAACTCAACAATGTTACCCTCCCATGACCGATGGAAAACCCATAGATAGTTGGTCTCAATGTGTGGAAAAAGGTGCAAAAAAAGTTATAGAGTTAGTTCAAACTGACCGGCAAACTTGGGATAAGAATAAATTTGTTGTAAAGTATTGGTGTAATGAAGATAACTCTAACAAAAGCCCAGCATCAGGTAAGCAACTCGAAAAAGAGATTTAGAGTTTTAATATCAGGCAGAAGATTTGGAAAGACTTATCTCTGTATTACAGAGATGATGAAATATGCGACAAAGCCCTTGCAGAATATTTGGTATGTTGCACCCACCTATAAGATGGCTAAAGAGATATGCTGGTCTAATTTAAAAGTGCTGCTTAATGAGTTTAATTGGATAGAGGATTTAAACGAAACGAACCTAACTGTCCGAATCAAGAAATCCAATAGCACCATAAGCTTAAAATCAGCCGATCAACCTGATGCTTTAAGAGGTACAGGTATTAACTTTTTAATATTAGATGAGTTTGCCGATATAGATAAACGAACATGGTTTGAGGTTTTAAGGGCTTCTATTTCCGATACTTTAGGCGATGTTTTATTTACCGGTACTCCTAGAGGGTATGGTAATTGGTCTTATGAAATGTATCTCAAAGGAAAGCAAGATGAGGAATGGGATAGTTTTCAATTCACGACTTTGCAAGGTGGTATGGTTAATAAGGAAGAACTTGAACAAGCACAGATGGATTTAGATGTTAGAACTTTTAGACAAGAGTTTGAGGGAACATTTGAGAACTATGCTGGTTCTGTTTATTATAATTTTCATCCTGTGGAGAACATGATTGATAAACAAATTAATTGGAAAAAACCCTTACATATTGGACTTGATTTTAATGTTGATCCCATGTCAGCTTGTGTTGCACAAATAGAAGAAGATAGGGTGTATTTTTTAGACGAGATTGTTATTTATTCAAGTAATACTGATGAAATGTGCCAAGAGATAAGAGATCGGTATGGAACAAAGCAACCGATTTTTATTTATCCTGATCCAGCTTGTCGTCAAAGAAAAACAAGTGCTGGAGGAAGAACAGATTTAAGTATTTTACAAAATGCTGGTTTCAAAGTTAAAGTAAAACACAAACACCCAGCAGTCCGAGATCGAGTCAACGCAGTTAATTCTCGACTCAAAGATTCTTTAGGCAAACGATATATTTTCGTTAGTAATAATTGCAAAACGTTGATAAAAGGATTACAAAGACAAATATACAAGGAGAATACAAATATTCCGGATAAGGAAGAGGGCTTTGACCACATGAACGATGCTTTGGGTTATTTAATAGATTATATTAAACCTTTGACTTTACAAGCACCTTTCAATATTCCTCAAAGATGGAACATTAAGAAACAAAGAAGATATGGCATACACCAGAGAACAGGCACTCGATACTCATAAAGATTATAAAGAAAACGTTAATCATTGGGAATATTTTATAAGAAGTTATAATGGAGGATTTGATTATCAAGTAGGCCAATATCTCAATCGTTATAATTTAGAATTAGATAACGAGTTTAATCAAAGACTCTTAAACACTCCTTGCGACAATCATTGTAAAAACATTATTCAAATTTATTCATCCTTTCTTTTTAGAGTGAAGCCGACAAGAGAGTTTGGAGATATGGATAATGAAGCAAGTCTTGAAAATTTTTTACAAGATACTGATTTAGAGGGTAATGATTTTGACTCTGTTATTAAACAGGCACAAAATTATTCTGCGATCTATGGTCATTGTTTTTTAATTTTAGATAAACCGAAAGTAACGACTAACACCAAAGCTGACGAGTTAGCACAAGACATAAGACCCTACCTTTCTATTGTAACTCCTGAAAATGTTTTAGATTGGAATTACACAAGAGAAGTGAATGGAAAATACTCGTTAGATTATTTAAAAGTGCGAGAAGAAGTTGATAAAGATGGGGGAAGCTACATAAGACTTTGGTTTCCTGATAGGATTGATACTATCTACCTTGCTTCACAAGGAACAGAACCGAAACTCATAGATACTGCCGATAATCAGATTGGCAAGATACCAGCAGTTGTCTTATACAATTCCAAATCGCACAAGAGAGGGATTGGTCAATCTGACTTAACCGATATAGCTGATTTACAAAAATCTATCTATAACGAGTTCTCTGAAATAGAACAGTTAATTAGATTAACAAATCATCCATCATTAGTTAAGACTCCATCGGTAAATGCTAGTGCTGGTGCTGGTGCAATAATAGAAATGCCGGAAGAGATTGAACCTAATCTTAAACCTTATCTATTACAGCCATCAGGTTCAAACCTACAATCCATTATGGACTCGATTACCAAGAAAGTAGAATCCATTAATAGAATAGCCCATACTGGTTCAGTTAGAACGACTAAAACACAAGTATCATCAGGCATTGCTTTACAAACAGAATTTGAATTATTAAATGCAAGACTATCCGAAAAAGCCGACAACCTGGAAATAGCAGAAGAACAATTATTTAGAATTTATGCCCTATTCCAAAACACAAAATTTGAGGGAGAAATAAACTACCCTGATTCATTTAACATAAGAGATTACTCAACCGACCTTATGTTCTACCAACAAGCCAAAGCGATCAATGTTAAATCTCCTACTCTAGTTAAAGAAATAGATAAAGAAATTGCAAGAGCAGTAGTAGATGATAACGAAAAATTAAATATTATCTTTGACGAGATAGATACCAAACCTGAAGTGGGCGAATTTACACAAGACGAAGTAGTTAAAGAAACAGTTGAAGAAGAAGCGGTATAAGGCGACCTTTTCAGATCGCCCTATACCCAAAACCATTAATCCTTTTTAGATTGATAGTTTAATTGTTTGACTAGGTTCTGATAGCACAAACTAGCAGAGAATCCACGACCAGATACATGACAATAATGTTCATAGATCGCTTTATCCCAGCCAACAATATTACAAAGACTAGAAAGTACAGATAAGTTATTACATCCGAAAATGTAATCAACCATACTTCCGCTTCGATCATAAAGAGTGCTTTTATAATCAGAGTAATTTGAATAATGTTTTCTAGCAAAATTACAAATAAATTCTGCTGGTAATTTAACATCATTAATATAGTGAGTGGGATCGTTAATATTATGTCCACTACTATCAAGCTTATCTAAATTATCTTTTAAAGCTTTTATGATTTCTTCTTGTAATTCTTTACCTTTTGTTTCAGCAAAGAATTTACGATATTGACGAACAGTATATTTAGTTTCTGTTCCATCTTTAGCTGTATGAGTAATCATTTTTTTACACCTCCTTTCTGCCATATTTAATTTTCCAAATGATAAACTTCTCATCCTGACTCAATTCCTTTTCATCAATCGGTTCTCCATACTCCAGCTTATCAAGAAGTTCAGATCGCTTTTGATCTTCTTGAAATTCTTTTTCTTCTTCCGGAGTTAATTGATAAACAGGAGTCAAAGGAATATGTGCATTACATCTTTTGACATATTCCCTCACGTCATGTTCATAACAAGGTAATAATAATATCTCGTTATTTTTTGTTATCATTTTTTTTCTCCATAATTATTATTTATATGTAATTATACCACACGCACTTTTTCAGAATCGTCTAGAAGTTAGCAAAGTGAATTGTGGCAAAAAATAAGTCGCATGGCAGTAGGTGAAAAAAAATAAAGAAAAAGCTTTTTTTGTTTTTTTGAGTTTTCATTTTTTTTATGATAAACAAAGATTTATGGCCAATATTATTGAACAAGCGACCAAATATCGAATCAAACAAATTGAAATTGCTGAAGCCGAATATTATCAACAACTCACAAAAGTTTTAGACAAGATAGAAGATGACATTGCTTCCCTTGCTAACAAAATGCTTCCTACGACTGATGGAAAATTAATTAATCTACAACAAGCCATTGCGATCAGGCCTCAAATTAAAGCTGTATTAGAAAAGCATTATTTACCTTTTGCAGATAGGGTGGTTAGACAAGGATTTAGCAAACAAGCTTTAAGAGTTGAAAAAGCTTTTAAGGCCATAGGTTTTATTCCACCTGAATTTCAAGAACTTACAAAAGGCGATCTAGCTTTAGTTAAGAATTTAAAACAACAATACTTTACCCAATTCAAAGACATCTCCAATACCTTTACTAGAACCTTATCGGATAAGGTCTATCAAAATACTTTATTAGGTTCTGAATTTACTGAATTAGAAAAAGAGTTAAGACAATCCATCAATGGAATCTACTCTAGTTCCAACGATCCTCAAATGAATAAGCTAGTGGATTACGTTAAAAGAAATAAGGATGATTTAAGCAAAGCAACATTAGTAGATAAGGCAGTTAAGACATTACAAACAAAATTTGGTGCTGATAGGGCTGGAAATAATATGAAACGATATGCCGGTCAGTTATTAAACGACTCATTAAGGGATTTTGATGCCACATTGAATTTTAATAAGTCAAAGGATGCTGGACTGACTTATGTTAAATATTATGGCGATATTATTCCAACCACTAGGCAAATTTGTAGAAGCTTGGTAAGCGGCAGTCTTAATAAAAGGAAGAATGGCCTATTTACTATTGATGAAGTTAAATCAATGTGGAGCAGTCGAAGCTGGTCAGGTAAGAAATCAGGAAACCCATTAGTAGTCAGGGGTGGATATAATTGTAGGCATCAATGGTCGTTTGTGAATCCTGATTGGTATGAAGATGAAGAAGTTTTAAAAACTAAACCTTTAGTTCCAACTCCTAAAGAGAAAAAACCAACATCAATATTTGGAAGTGTATCTGAAGAGGAATCTTCTTTATTGCCAATCGCTTTCGGTGCAACTGCTAGTAATTTTACAAGGATGGTTAATAAACTTCCTAAACTACCACCAATTAAAAAAGGTTCTCCAGCATATAGGTATTTTACTGATGAGATTAAAATGCCAATCACACAAAGAAATATATCTAAAAATTTAAAAGATAAATATATGTTCACTCACGAATACGGACATAGAATAGATCATAAACTTGCACAAATATTACATAAGGATAAAAAATTAGCTGAAAAGTTTATGCCTACACTAACAACTGATGCCACGCTTGGCGAGGGGGTTATTTCAGGTGCTACCGAATATCAATTGCAAATAAGTAATATAGCAAAAAAAGCAGTTATGGCGGATAGAGTCGTTATAAAAAATAATATTAAAAAAGCACTAGGGGTTATGGAACAAGAGAAAGCTGATTTAGCAAAAGTATTTTTAGGAAAGGATGGTTTTAAAAAAATTAAAATTAAGGTTGAAGATATAATTAAATCAAAGGAATTTCCATTAACAATAGATGAGGTTACTATATTACTTCGAGAGCAAGGTATGGTTTATGATCCGGCTGATTTGAATACTGTGCAGTTTGTTTTGCAAATTAAACATAAATTATTAAATTCTGAATATGGTAAGTGGGCTAACTATACTATTAATAATGAAATTCAAAAATTATCTCTTCAACAACTAAATTATAAAGCTTGGAAAACAAAGGGCAATCTTCATTTTGCTGATTATATTGGTGCTATTTCAAACAATGAAATAGGGTTTGGTCATTCTCTTGGTTATTATAAAAAATCTAATTCAACTGGAATCACACAAAGGGGTTATGGCACTATAACCAACAAACATACTACCGAAGCATTTGCGAATTATACCTCATTATCTAATAGTGAACATAAAGACATATATAGGAAATTAATGAAACACTATGCACCCAATACAACTAGCAGTTTTGATGCAATAATGGAAAGGAGTAATCTTTTATAATGATGGAATTTAAAGTACTTCATCTTAAATATATTAATAAATTTGGAGATGGATTTAATACAATAGCAATGAGTGAGGATGAAGAAAAAGCATTGATACCATTGATGAGAAGAGCAGTAGATACCAATGAGAAAATTAAACATAAAGATTTAGAAGAGATTTTAGGTAAAGATTTCGATAACACCGAAGATTTTGAGATTTGATTTTCTATTAAATTATTGATAATACA